TCCAAAACTCATTACATTCCTAACATCGTTACCAACTTTCATGGTCGCTGCTGCTTTAAGCACACACTCCCCTTTTTCTATATCTAAAAGTATAACTTCATAGCCTATAGTTATCCCATTTTTAGCAGCAATCTTATCTACACCACTTCTTGTTATGGTAGAGAATCCTCTAGGGTCTTTATGCACATCTTCTCTTACTAAGCCATTCTCTTTATAGAGTCTTGTTAAAACTTCTTTTCTGGTTTCTTGAACAGGCTCAGGCTGTTTCATTAGTTTTTCTCTCATTTTTTTTGTCATGTTGTTATTGTTTAATTGATTAATATTCGGCTGTTGTGCAATGTCGTGCATTGCGTTAATTGTTTCTTCTCTTTCTTTCATAAATTGTTCTTTCATTTTTCCCATAATTTTATAGTTTTTAGTTATTAAAGTTTAGTGTAGAATCTGAGAGGGCATTTTACCCTGCCTTTTAAGTATTACGACAAGTATTACGATAGTTAGGTTTGGAACCTCTCAAAAACTACAATGCAAATATATAAAATTGGATTATTCTACCAAATGTTTTTTAACATTTTTTTTATAAATGTTTATCTGCTAGATATAAAATTGTTTGATTTTTAAAAATAATGAACCAATCTTGCTACTTGCCCACTCTCTTTTTCGTGTAAAAATCCTTCAACCGCTTTAGGAACGCCTGTAAATCCTTTTCTTGAGTGCCAACTGTCAGTCCCTGATGGTGAACGCATATACTCTACAGTAACCCCTATAAAATCTTTAGCATCTCTCCACTTGTGCTTAACCTTGTGATGTATATGGTGCAAGTACCAATATCTATATTTAGTTTTACTCCACATTTCTGGTTTTTCTTGAGCCATTAACAGAGGCAAGTTGTCCATCTTAGCACCATCCCCATGTTCTAAACCTATTAAGTTGCTTCCATACTGATAATACTTTCTGTGAGTCACACTAATATCAAAATCAATTTCCTTGTCTTTTCTAAACCAACTTTTTAAAGCGTGTGCCAAATGAAACCCACTCTGATAATCGTGGTTAGACATAGAGTGAACAATATCTACAGTTGCCACCTCTCTAAGCATTTCTACACATTTCACATATAGTGCTAATGCCACTTCAAAATGTTCCCACCATTTGCCATCGGTATCTTGATATGTCCCTTTAGTTGTAGTGCTATAAACATTGTCAATATGTAAAACATCGTTACCTATGCAAAATAAAACCTTTTCTACATCAAACCCTCTTGATTTGTCTATAAGTCCTTGTAGCCCCTCCAAAACCCTCATACACGCAGTTTCAACATCGTATCCGTCTCCAGTTTCTGCTGCGTTTGCATACTTGCCTATATGAATGTCTGCTGGATTAACCACAAGTAAGTGACTGCCTTCTTTGGTTTTTCTTTTAACAGGAGGATATTCAGGAGAGTGGTTGTCTATAAAGTCTTTAATCTTTTCTATAATGTTATCAGCATCTGTAGAAACATCTTCTTTAGTGACAATGCTAAATCTATACTCCCCACTTGCAGATTGCCAATGCTTAACAGAAACCACATCTTTCTTGGAGATTCCTCTTTCTGAAAGGTGAATATCTAAAGCGGTGTTACCATTAAAGTTTGTTGTACTTTCGGCTCTATTTTCATAAACCATTTCAACCTCATCTTCAGAAAGTCTAAGTCTTTTTCCGTATTTTTTCATAGTGTAATAATTTTATTGCAATATACCAAAAAAAAAGATTATATAAAACAAAAGTGAGATGCTTGTTAACACCTCACTCTTGAAAACTATAAACAATGAAAACAAAAACAGGAACAACCCTGCCTAAGTTAACACAAAGATAATTATTTTTTCTCAATACAACAAGAATTACAATTATTTTTTTCAAATACTGAAAAACATAATGGCAGTACACCTAGCCCAGTCAATATAAGAGCGTTTGTATCTATACCATTCTTTTCAATATATAGACTTGCAGCCACAACTATTACCCCACTAATTGTTCGTTTACTACTCCACTTACCTTTGGAGTCTGTAAAAAGTTGTTTTACCGCTTTTAACAATTCTGTTATCGGCTTAACACCTCCACTAACGAGTGCCTCACCTATCCATTTTTTTATCATTATTTCTTAATGTCTGCTATTCCTTGACCTAAGATTAATGTGAGAATCGCATAATAAACTTTCTCAACTTCGGTCTCAGTAAGACCTAATTTAACCGCTACAAAAGGAACAAATATTGCCCCTATTGTGTACCAAAACTTTCTTGAATCAAACATTTTTTTTAAGGTTTCCATAATATATATTTAAAATTAATACTCTTTTTAATAAAGCCAAATAACTGGACTTGGCTTGTCAACTACATCCACATCCACATGAATAAAAGACTTGCTAATACCAAATCTTTCAAACTCAGCATAAACTAAAGCATCCATCATTACCGCCCTAGAGTTGCTGTTCTTACACTCAATATCTACTGCCAACCCCTTAATGTGTGAAGAGGTTGGGTTTTTTATGCTCTCAGGATGGTTTTCACATCTGTATCCACTATTTATTTTAAATGGTATTTTAGCGAATCCCCTAGCCTTGTCTAGCATATATAATAAATCATCATCAATTAGAGTTTTTTTGCATCCACATCTACAAGTGAACTCTGATTTTTTGAAATATTTATATTTCATTTTACTTTTTACTGGAAAGTTTATTAATAATCTCTTGAAAAAAACTTTCAAAATCTTCCTTAATATTATTTTCAGAGTCAATTTGTTTTAATTTTTTTATTGCCCAATTTATACCAGCATCACCTCCCCAACAGTCCCACATTAAACCTCCACATCCTTCGTCATAAGGTACATCTTTATGTTGTTGGTGTCTTTTAAATGAAGCCATACGAGCAATCGTATCTCTTGACAAACTTTCTCTATTTGCTAATTGTCTTGCTCTTTTTTTCCCCACATCAGTTCCGCAAGAACCCCAACCATTTTTTTCTACCCATTTTAATGCTCTCTTTGCATTATTGGTAGCCGCTTGAGGATAATCATTGTATGTTTCTGCTGCGTAATAATCTTTATTAGCAGTTTCACAGTCTGACTTAGAGTCATACTGACAACTTCCAGTTTCTCCAAATCTCCATTTTTTATTTTCACATTCGTAACAAGGCATATTATTTATTTTTATCTTCCCTGACCTTTGTATTTTTTTTTGTACGCATTCTGACTTTTAGAAGCATTTTTAGAGTGTACTCCTTTACGCTTTTTATTTGCTTTTTCTCTAAATTTAAAGATACCTGCTTTCTTAGCCATTATTTATTTTTTTTAAAAATAATAATTTTTTTTTTATTTGATATATATACAGAATTATTTTTTATTTTAGTAACAACTCTTCCACGCATATCATAGATTATATCTTTTGTGATATTAGGCATAAATATTTCTTCTATGGAAACAGTATTATTCCACTCTACCCACTCAGTGCCATTGTATACTATCCACTCACATATATCACGACATTCATGTATTGTTTGCCAATTAGTATCTGTTACATAAGCAGTGTAACATACTTTTACTGTATCTGTAAGTTGTATTATTGGAAATGATGCAAATGCTCCATTACCAAGAAAGCAAAGTTGCAGATTACAGACTGCCCATGAAACACTTACAGTATCACAATAATTATCTAAAGAGTCTGTTGTTTCAATCATTACGCTAAAAACACCATTAGTGTTAGGTAATACCGAATATGATATTGAGTCACACCAATTTACCTGTGCGTTTAAATTTAATCCAAAAAGCAATAATAATGATAGTAAAACACTACGCACAGTTACACTTTTTACACCAACCAATACAAACCTTACCTAAAGTAAGTTTGCAAACTAATTTACATATTTTTTCTTTCATGTCTTTTATTCTGGTTTTACATTGTCTCCGTTAGCATCTATACTGTAACCTGCAAATCCATGTACGCAATCAGTAGGAGTTATAGTATGAGTTCCAAAGTCTATATGTTGAGTAGTCATTATATCGTAAAAAACCCCATCATAATAAACAGGAGGTGTTATTACATGACCATCAGGGTCATAAGTACCTTGAGTTTCTATTATTTTTCCTAAGTCTACTACTGCTTGAGTTGCTTCAGCATAAACAGTATGCTGCTCTCCCTCTGCTTCTACAATCTGCATTACTCCTTTGTCTAAAAAGTCAGTATCTGCTTGTTCTTTGTTATCGTATTGTAATTTGTATATATTCATATTATGTTGTTAAAGTTAAAAGTTCTGAATCTGTTAGTTTTGCATCATATACTTGCATTTGTTTTATTTTCCCATCAAAAGTGTATAAAACATTCCCTAGTTTTCCTCCAAGCACATCCATATCAGTAGCACTTGGAGTTCCTGTTGCAGTTGATGTATATATTTCTACTCCATCTAACCAAACAGCACTATCACCACTTCCATATTTAAAGGCGATTTTATGAAAGTTTGAATCTATTGCGCCAAGACTTGTTTGTAATACTATATGCGAACCACTAAGATAGAAAAATACCGACCAATTACCATTATTATATCCTCCAATACTAACATGGTCAAAGCCCCATTGCCCTATTCCTATAAATTTTGGCACTGTTGGTGCTTCCAAAAATTGTGTTTCTAAAAAAAGAACCCCATCTGTTTGTCCTATTAAACTTGACAATCCTGACTTAACAAATGTAGTTGCATTTCTAGTTACACTTGCTGCTGCAGTAGGAATATAAGAAGTAGCATACGAGCCTATTTCAACTTGTGAACCAAACAATAAAAAATCCCCTAAAGAACCCCCACCAACCTGTTCTACACCTATTAAAGTTGTGCCTGATGCAACTGTAAAAGTAAAAGAAACTCTCGTCCAAGTTGAAGTGTTTACTTGTGAAATATAAGAAAAAGGGGCAACTATATTTGCAAAAGTATTACCACTAAAAATCCCTACTTTCATTTCGGTGGCATTTATGTTTTTTGCATAAAATGAGCAAGTGTAATCTCCTGCTGAAACACTATAAAATGTATTCCAAGTTAGCATATATCCACCTGAAGACACTTCAAATTTCGTTGCATTATTAGTTCCATCAGGAGAAGTGGCAGCATTAGCAGTAACTATTGTATTAGAACTTGACCTGTTAGTAATATAATCATTACTATAAATATTAATATTAGTTCTTTGAGGTTCTACTAAAAAACAAGGACAACTACCATCTGTATAGTCTAGTTGAGGTTCATTAACAGCAACTGATTCTATCAGCCCTGACTCATTAACTATTGTAGCGGTTGTTGACCTTGTAACATCTAAATCTGCTAACCCACTTTCTGGCTTAACGCTATATAAAACACCTGCTTTAGCGGCATTAGCGGTTGTAATTATTTTAGAGTCATCTAATAGTGTCATTTTTTATTTAAGGAGTAGTTAAATCTAATAGTTCAGCGTCTGTTAATATGTCGTCATAGTATTGTATTTGTCTTATTTCTCCAAAAAACGGCCAAAAACCACTCATACTACCATAACTGCCTGAAATTTTATCCATGTTTGTTCCAGTAGGTGCGCCAGTAGTTGTTGACGAATTTGTTTCAACTCCATCAAACCAAATAGCACTATCACCACTTTTATATTTAACAGCAATTTTATGAAAATTCTCGTCAACAGCAGGTTGAGTATTTATGCCAAAAAGTAAATGATTAGTACCCATAGTTACTTGTCCAAAATAACCACTCCAATGTCCTATGTTTACCATGTTTGTTGTATTGCCACTATTTAAACTAAAAATGTTTGTAGCCATGTCTGTGTTTCCATGAGGAAATCTTATCTCTGCCATAAACACCCCCTCTGTTGGTTTTACTATAGTAGAAAGTCCTGTTGTTTCCCATACTGTTTTTACTCTTGTAACTGAACCGCTAGTTGTAGGGATGTAAGAAGTGGCTGCTGAATACTGTTCTACTTGAAACCCCCACAGGGATACAGTTCCTATACCTGATGACCCACTTCCATTTATAGGATAAAAACGAGTATCTCCGCCGTTAATACCAGTTGTAAAAGTAAAAGAAACTCTTGTCCAGCCACTACTTAGTTCAGAGAAATAACTTCCGCCAGTACCATACTCTCCATCTCCATTCATATTATAAATCTGCTGCCCTATATTAGTTATAGTTCCTTTTTTGACATAAAAACTCCAAGTATAAGTTGTAGATGCTGCTAGAGAAATTGTCTGATACATTTGAGCAAACTGACCTACAGTACATTCATCAGCATTTTCCGTGCCATCAGGAGAGGCAACTGAATCAGCATTAACAGTCACATCACTTTTTAAATAAGCAGCATTGTCAATTTCTTCACTATAACGATGTAGATTAGTTCTTTGTGGTTCTACTAAAAAAGAGGCGCAGCCACCTGAATAAGTAATTTGTGGTGCGTTTATTGCAACAGACTCTATATTACCAGAACTGTTTATCCTTGTAGCAGTTGAAGAACGAGTTATAGTAAAATCTGCAGTTCCGTCATCAGGCTTAATACTATAAAGAGTTCCTGCTTTAAAAGAGTTAGCAGTAGTAATTATTTTAGAATCATCTAATAATGTCATGATATGTCATTTATAAAAGTTAGTATAGCGGTTAAACAAGAAGTCCCTTCATTAGTACCTCCATCAGTTGTTACTCTGTCCTGAAAATGACCAATCATCTGTGCTATAGGGTCTGCACCTCCACCGCCCCCTAAAGGTCTTAATCCGAGAAATCTACCTAGTGCTAATCTCATTACGCAGAAGTATTTCCGTCATGCTCTCTGTATCCAATTCCCATTCCACTTGTTAAAGTTACTGCTGTAACTCTAAGTAGTAATGAAGAACCTGCAGCCATAGTCTGACCTGCAAGAGCAGTAATATTAGTAGCGTCACCTGCTATAGAGGCAATTACTGATTCAATTGGGAAATATATGCAGTAAAAGTCTTTTCCTGTTTGTGCAGCAGTAGTAAAAACCTCTGTTCCAGTTCCCTTCCCTAGCATCTCAAAAAGTAGTGTATTATCTGTATCGTATGTACTCATTTTATTATTTTTTTATTGTTATTTTTTATTTTATTCTGTAAATATTTTTATTATAGCACCGAGAGTTATAGTGTATATAACCCACATTGCTTTAACTAAAACTTTTCTCATTGATGTGTTTCTGTTAACTCTAGCAGTTACTCCATTATCTGGATTTAAAAGTTTATCAGTCAACATGTCTAATTTAGAATCAATGTTATCTATCTTCCCATTCATGGTGGTTATATCTTTCTTCATTGCAATCAATTCTTCTTTAGTAGTCATTAGAAAGTAGTTGTTCTTATAGTTAAATTAAATTGAATCTCATTCCCTGTTTCCACAACTTGTCTTATCATTGGGAATATAATATCTCCTGCAGAAATTTCTGCATCTATTGCTGCTGCAAATGTGGTTTCGTCTACAGATATTAACTCATCTAAACCCCCTAGACCAGTTTTAGTGATTTCCTTTATTACAGTAGGTGCTACTACTGCACTCACCCCAGCAACTGGAGTTATCTTGCATATGGCTATCGTAAAACCAAGTGAACCAGTAGATGAAGCCCATCCTTTTATTGAAGTGACAGTAGCGTTTTCAGGCACTACACATCCTAGACCCATAGCAGAAAACCTACTAGGTGCAATAGTTATAGAAGACACAGCAGTACCTCCAGCATCTACACTTATTAAAAATGGTGAAAGATTATCTGACATAAGTGAGCCATATTGATAATTACTTGTCGCTGCGGCAGTATATCCTTGCATTTTGTAGTTGCTAACACCCATCAAAGACTTGTCTTGCCATATAAGATTACCATCAGTCCCAGTAGCACTCGTCCCTATAGACTTACTACAAACAGTATCGTTGATAGCACTTTCAAACCCTTTAGGATTGTGCCTGTTAATATCGGTTAAATTTTTATGTTCGTTTGCAGCCATTTATTTTTATTTTAACAGTCGTCACATGGACAGTAATTTTTCCAACTACCATAATTTCTAGTTGGTCTTGAATATATACTGTCGTACATTATTATTCCATGATTCTTATAAACATTATCATTACAAGGCTTGTTAGACTCATAAGTTGGGTATAAACCATTTTGGTCATCATCATTCATGTAATCCAACATATCTTTTAAATATATCTCTGACTTCCTATAAGTGTCTTGTTTATAAGCGTTTAATTCAGCAGGGTCTATAATAGTAGAAAATTCATCTATATTATGCACTATTCCCATGCTACTACTATTGCTTTGCACTTCATTTATTACTTCAAACCTAACAAACCAACAAAGACATCTAACAAGGAAATCATCCATTAAAGTCTGATTTGCTGTAGTTAAAGTGCCATTGTGATGTTGTGTTTTTATCTCTTCATAAAACTTTTTGCCTATTGCTGTCTTAAGGTGTGCTAACTCAGAAAGCAATATAGTATTATTAGATATTAAAGCAGGGTCAGTATTAGCATTGGTAAAACTATTACTAATAACTTCTTCTGCTGTTACTAAAGGATTATATTGGTTTACATTTGCCATAGTTATTTGTTTGTTTCGTTTACTTGTATATCACCAGCAGCGTCATCGCCCTTGCCATCTGCATCATCATCTCTTGTTACAATAATCTGCTCTCTATCAGTTATAAACATATTCCCCTCTTCAAGAGCAGGTAAATCCTCATCTAACATTTTTCTTTGTTCGTTTATAGTAAGAATTGCTTTAGGGTCAATCTGAGTTACAAAACTAATAGGTGCTTCAAAGTGTATTATTAATTCTTCTGGCAAAATACCCATTTCATTATATAAAACTTTTCTAAGACCATTTAAAAGCAAATCAGAAGTATCCTTAATTACTGTAGTCATTGCTAAATCATAAGCAATTCTAATCTCACTTCCTGTATTATTCATTTTTCCAGAACTTACTAGACCACTTAATGATGGTTGCCATCTGTGAGCAGTTACAATATTTTGGTCAGTAATTCGTTGTAAGTCTATCCAACTTCCCTCTTGGTCGTCTTTTATAATTTGAACATTAGCACTAGAAGCATCACCATTCTTTACAATAAACATAATCTTTCCGTTATTGCCATCTCCAACAAATTTCTTTTGCGCTTCTCTTACTAATTTTTTTGCTTCTTCTTCGCCCATATCACCATTAATCTCAATAATAGCAGAAGGTTGAAAGCCATTTTTGAATTTAGTGTGATTCCATTTACCAATTTCATAATCTACAGCAATATGCTCTAAAGCAGCAACATAATCTGGCAGTCCGTAAAATTGGAATGTTGGTTCGTAATCTTTAAATTGAAGTACAAATCTACTCGCTTTACTATTTGGGTAAAGAGGAATAATAGACAATTTGTCTTTCATAGAGTTGTACTTAGCCCAGTCTGGGTGAACATACGCCTCTTTCTTGCTTTTAGACATTCTAACAGTAGTTGCGTCTATGTGGTATAGGTTTAGTCCACCATCGTATAATACGCCCTCTAAATAGGCGTTTCCAAAAGTGTAATAATCATCAGCAAGTTTCTTAAAAACATCTCTTAATGACTCACCATCAGCATTCACATCTTTGATATAATCTTTAACAGTTTCATTGTTAGTTACAAACTTTGCACCACTTGTGAATACTGCTTTTTGTGCTAATACACTTCTATGTGTACTAGATTTTCTTTTTAATTCTGCTAAATATTGAGGAAAAAGGTTGTTAGTACCAAAAGGTATGAATCTGGTTCTTACCTTTGCTAAATCTTGTGGCTCTTCAATATGCTCAGGAATTGCTAAATTAAAAACTCCAAATTCAAAAGTATTACTCTTCTGATTCTGTAGATTTTTTACCTGACTTTTTTGTTTTCTTTGGCTCATCTTTTGTTTTTGTAGTTGATAATTTTTCTACTAGTGTGGTTAAACCTAAATCTTCGTAAGCATAAGCCAACTCTTCTTGAGTTGCAGTAGCCCATTTAATTTTAAAATTTCCTTTATATGTTGTTCCTGATG